CACCCAGAGGAGCATTCGCACCAGCAGCGATATTTGACAGTTTGTCTATGATCGGTATAACGTCCTCCACCTGGTTACGGAAAGCCAGGAGCTGGCTGGCATTCTTAGCCAGGTCAGCGAACTCAAAGACGTTATTGTAAGCATATCTCTGTAGGTCAGAGAAAAACTCGTTTGCACGTTCAGCAGTACCCAGGAACACCTTGAACGATGCCTCTGTGTTCTGCATCTCAGAACGCACGTTTATCATTTGTTGTACAAAGCTCTTGGCAGCTCCGATACCAACGATTCCAGCAAAGGCTGTTGCAGCCCTGTTGAACATCGTCTCCATTTGCATTCCCTCCTGGACGGCTGTGGACGAGACCTGTTGGATTCGTCTCTCCATTGCCTGTGCCGATACGTTGAAATCGTCTATATCCAGGGTGGCTTGAAAGCCCAGGGCACCGTTAAGATTATCCATTTGTTATTCTCCTGTAATAAATTTCTTAATATCTGCTTTCGTTTTGAGCTCAATACGCTGTACAGGTTCACTGGATCCTGTTACGTCTGAACTCTCGTACCTGGCACTATCCGCAAGCATAATGTTCACGTTTACCCAGGTAATACCCCAGAGCAAGTAATCATACGTCCATCCAAACAGCTTGACAATCTCAGCACGATTACCCCAGGGACTGTTCATTCCTGTTACTCTACCAGATTTGCTCTGGGATCCTTGTTCTGAGGCTTTGTTAAGCCCAGACCTCGTATCAATCTGATAGAGCTTGTAAAACCCTCGGTATCCATCATTACACTGATCGTGCTTGCCAGCTTTTTGAGCCTGGCTACGGTGAGGTGCGTAAGAAAGAACTCCGAAAGCTCATTGACTGGCTTGCTCCCCAGGGGATTCACTATCTCAGGAGAGTTGATTACAGCAACGGCTGCAATCTGAGCCATCAGCTTGGTATATTGGAACAGCTTTGGCGATTCCTCCAGTGGGTTATCCTGAATGTTCTGTTCGTTAAACTCAATCTGGAGAAAGAGCCGTCTCAAAACGTCAATCGTTCCCAGGTACAGCGGTTTAAGGTGGAAATTCCTCTGATAGATCAGATCCATTTGCATTGTATCTGCATTCGGAACCTCCAACGTTGTCACGTCCCATTCCTTAGGCAGTCTCCTGTCCTTTCTGGGAGCCTTGAACAATCCCAGGTGAGCAAGTGCCCACTGTCTCCATTTGGGCTCGCTCAGCGGCTTTATTTTGAGAGGCACCGAAAAGCGGCACCCCATAGAAAGCAAAGTTTCTATAGCTTTCTCCTCCAGCTCCAGCCTCTGTTCTCTGGTAAGGCTGTCAGCTGGCTGTTTTTTCTGTTCCATATTTTCTGTAGAATTAAAGTCTTAACTGAAAAAGCCCCCCATCCTGGGGATAGGAGGCTAATTAAGGTACCTGTCTGGAGTGAACTATGCGTTAACTACACCAGGCACTGTCTGATCCTCTGTGTACTTGATCGGAACCTCAGGATCGGCTTTCACCTCCAGGAGGGAAATGCCAGTCTTGCTGTAGGTTGTGTTGATCTTGCCCAGAGTGTCAGCAAGCGGAATGTGGAGGGCATCACCATCGTCAGGGAGGATAATGAATGCCATCTTGATAGGTGAGTAGCTGTTAGGCTCGGTGTACACCTTGCCGTCCTCAGAAACGGTGCCACCCTCAAAGGCTGCACGTTCCTGTTTGCTCGGATCCATAATGGAGAATGCGAGCTGCTTATCACCTTTCTGCTTGATAACGATCTTTTTGGTGCTGGTCTCACTCCTGTGAGTAGTGGAGTTGCCGTCACTCTCCTGGAAAGTAGCGGTATCCTGGTACACGTCCACAGGAGCAAAGCCTGAGGTAGGCATAGCACCATTGGTGCGAGCTGCTGTCTGTTCATCGGCAGACAGCACTTTGAAATAAAGGGCTTTGATGCCCAAAGTTGCTAATACGTTGCCCATAGCGGTATTGTTTTGATTGTGATTACTTTTCTCTTACGGTTAGCTCCAGAGCCAGGGATACAAAATGCTCGGTATGTCCTGGTTCTGGAATAGGAGGATTCAACCTCCCTATATACCAGTTCCAGCCAGCACCTCTCTCCACGTGATTTTTCAGAATGTCAATCACTCTGGCTCTGAGCTCCGTTAATCGTTTCATATCTGTTAGAGTAACAGTCTTGCCTCCGTCCTCCATAACCAGGTCTGGTACGTGGATATTCACGTTGATCTGTCCGAAACGCAGCGATGCCTCACCGTCTATAGTGTGAGGGATAACTATAACGTCCTCATTGGTATAATCGGTACGCTCATAAGCCACCTGTCCAGTAATGTCCAGGATCCCCTCAGCTTTTGCATCTGTGAGCATACGGTAAGCCACCTGTGCTATTTCCTCAGTTGTTATCATACGTTAAATATCTCGTGTGCTTTTTGTCTGGCTTTCTCCTGGAGCTTTTTCATTGCCTCAGGAAAATCTGTTTTTGCTTTCAGTTCTGCTGGCAGTATTACGTTGTAACCCTTTGCCTCCACGTAGGCAGCGTAGTTCATTCCAGCTACAATGATGAGCGAGAAAGTGTTATTCAGGCTGGCAGCGTATTCTTTTGCCACCTTTAGAGCCGTATCAGCACCCTCTCCAGGCTGGGTTGTCCCACCACTGGTAACTATCGTGCCCTCCTTTACCACAGCGTAAGCCATAGAGTTTGTGAGGTTTCCAGTTCTGTCTGTGTAGTTGTGCATATCCTTTGCATACTTAACCAGGCTTTCTCCCAGGTACTGGAGCTGGAACAGCGTTGCTCTCTCCAGCCTCTCCTGAAATGCCGCCACAGTTGCAGCCACGGAACCACTACCAAACTTTGCCTCTATCCCCATATCTCCACGTATCTCCTGTTCAGACTGTCCACACCCTGGATAGAAAAAACGTCCTCAGTACCGTCCTCATACGTGAGCTTGATTTTCATTCCCACAGTCAGAGCCACCTTACAATACTTGCTGATAAACACGTCAAAGGTGTAACTGTATTCCTGTCCATCGGTACCACGTTTGACAACAGCTGGAAAGCCTTTGTCTATCTGGCACTCCATTCCGTCCTCCCAGGCAGCCTCCGATCCAGCAACAGGATATCCTGTCACTGGATCTCTCTGGATGCCCTGGAGAGACTGGTACTGAAACTTGCCGTTTGTCCAACCCATAGTCTTACCACATTCTGGAGCCGTCAGTAATCTCTGGCACCTCGTCAAACTCAGATACGTCCAGACCGTTCTCTTTGCACAAAGCCTTGATACGAGCTTTGAGGTTGTCCACATTATAGCCCTGAGACGATTTGCCCAGACTATCAGAGGACAGAACTGTCAGTTTCCTGAGACAGTGTATTGCAGCCACAGCGATACCCCTTTTCTGGGTACCGTCATAGGTCGCACCCTCGTCCTCAATGCCAGCATCCTGGAGAGCCTTTCTAAGGGCAGCACCAGAGACAGTGTACGGTTCAAGCTCAGCGATCAGAGCATCTAAGTTTGTAAGTGCCATAATTGTTACTCAGACAAATGATTCATAAGCTCTGTAACCTGTTCCTCTGAAAGCTCAGAGACTTTCTTGTTAAGTGCCTTGACACCAGCGTTGCCAGCAGTCTTGACACCGATTAGGTTCAGAGCGTTCCTTACGTTTGATACTGGATACTTGCCACCAGCAACCTCCACTGTAGAGCCCTCCTCAGGAGCTTTTTCAGCAGAATTGCCCTCGTTACCAGTTCCCTCAGCTGGAGCCTCTGGTGCTTTTACAGCAGCTGGAGCACCCTCCTCAGGAGCATTGACGATAACGGCAAATCCAAGTTCTACCAGGTGTTTAGCCCTGTGTCCGTCCTCTGTGGTAAGGGTTTCCCCAGTGTGCAACAGCACACCAGGATGCTCCTTATCGTAGAAATTCTGTATTACTTTCAGAGTGTACATAGGATTACAGGGTTTTAGGCTGTGATAGCCTGGTTGTACTCAGCACGTGTCCTCCAAGCCTTGCCGTCAGCAGCGGCTACCTCGGTGATACCACGAACCTGGAAACATACGATCTGGTCTATCTCGGTGATGATAGGGATCATACGAGCAGAACCCTGGGTGTACTCGGCTGCAACCTGACCTGTAGAATCGCCAGTTCTCCACTTAGCGATACGGATACCGTTGCCAGCGTTCATATACTCTACGTTCTCCTCCTCCATAAGCTCATTGTCCTCAATGGCTGGCTGGATCTCAGCGATCTTACCAGCTGGCTTGATAGCAATGAAATTGTGGTTCCACGGCTCAACAGTAACACGGCTGCCGTTTACGTCCTGAGCCATTTTGCGAGTGACTACAGTGATAGCTGGGATCTGGCTCTCTGAAAGGAGATCCTTGAACTCAGTCTCTGATACAGGCTTAGCCTGTTTGTCATTACCGTGAACGAGGAGACGAGTAGATGGATCTGTCTTAAGCCAGAAATAAAGATCCTGGCTCATAAGGATCTCACCTGGCTCCACACCCTTGTTGCGGAGATCAGAACAGATAGCAGCAAGCTGGAAGATCGGAGACACATTCTTGGCAGCAGTGTTAGCACTGTTCCAGTTGTAAACCGACACGAGCTTGTTGTCATTGTTCATATTGTAGTCCACCTCAAACTTACGTCCACCAGGGTTGTTGATGGCTGGAACGAACTGGCAAACACCGTCACCAGAAAGGACAGAGAGCAGAATGAAGTCCATAACGTCCTTGCAGCCGAGGTAAGCGTCTTGCATAGCGTTACGGAGTGTCTTTTCAATCTGCTTAACCTTATCCTGTTCTTTGAGGTAAGGGTTCTTGTAGAGCTCCATCAGTTTGCGGTACTCAGAGGCTTTCATAGGGAACTTGTGACCTACACGAGGGATCTCGCCAGTCCACACATCAAAGCCGTCTGAACGTCTGTTTGGAGTTGGTGATTCGTCAGCAAGCAAGGTTGCCATAAAACGGAGACGGTACTTGCCCTGGACACCCTCAGCTGTAAGGGACATCTGAGGAGCATTGTAGTCGCAATACTTGTCACAGTACATCTCCTGGAACAAAGTTACCTCACGCTCTGAGGCTTTGTCAAAGGTCTTTTTCCACATTGCAAGAAAGTCAAGTGGCTTTCCGTCCTTGTGGAGACCTGTAAATGTTGCGAAAATTGATTTCATAACTTAATCCTCCTGTGTTTGAATTAGCACTGAGCCTGGGTGAGACGGATATGCACGTTACCAGCAAGGTACTCACCAGATTTCTGGGATGCTGGGATAGGTGCCACACGGTTCTCGTAGAGAGCATACTGGAGTGTGTCTGCTGTCACGTCAATCGGAGTTTCAAACTCACGAACCTCAGTGTCAGAGACAGTGAGACGTGTTGCCTGTCCGATTTCGGCTGCATTGCCACCCTTGTTTACTACCTGGATAAGAACGTCACCCACATTGAGACCAACGATAGCACCAGAAAGCTCAATCACGAAAGAGCCCTCAGAACGGTGAACCCTGGAGATCACTGGAGCATCGGCAAAGGCACCAGAGATGGCACCAGCCTTAAGAACGCTCTCACCCTCCACGAACAACGGCTCAAAGAACTCAGCCACTTTCAGGCTGATCTTCTCGCTGTTATCGGAATCAATCGCTACAACCTCAGAGGTTTTCACGATCTTTACAGTTCGGTTTGTCTCGTCCACGATGGCAAGGGAACCCTCAGGAACAACGGAACCACGAGCAAAGCTCTGATTCTGTACGTCAAGGTTGTAGCCACCAGGAACGATAGAAACGGAACCTGTGAATACTGGACGTGATCCAGTAAAGCTGTGAACATTACGTTTCATAGTGATTACGATTTTGAATCTGTTGTTATTGATTTAAGCAAGTCCTCAGCGGCACTGTCAGTGTCCTTATCACTTGCCCCCTTTGCACCCTCTGTCTCAGCTTTGTCAAGACCGTTGGTGATAAGTTCCTGTTTGTAGGCTGCAACAACCTCCTCTACGTCCTCGTCATCCTCAATAGACTTTGCGAAACGCTTACGTAGGTAGGCTGGAATCTTGTGTTTCTCCAGAGCCGCCTCAATCTCAGCTTGCCTGGTCTGTTTAGACTTTTCGGCATTAGCCGCTGCCAGCTGTTCCTCCAGAGCTTTCAACCTTGCCTCTAAGGGATTCTCGTCCTTTGACTTTGATTTCTTGGACGGCTTTTTCTTGCCACCCTCGTCATCATCGTCATCGTCATCATCGTCTCCCTCGTCATCGTCAGGATCCTCCACCTTTTTCTTGGCATTCTTTTTAGCTGCCCATCTTGTTGCCTCTGCCTGGCTATGTTTGGCAATAGCAGCAACCTGATTTGCAACTTTTTCGATCTCTTCGGTGTCTGTAGAATCGTCTGAAATGTGACCACCCAGAGCCTCGGTTGTCTCTTTCGGATACTTCTCAGACAGTCCATAATCTTTACAAAGTTTCTTAACCTTGTCAAAAAGTGCTGTATTCATATCTGTTTTGAATAAATAAATGGTTTATACAGCTGCAAATATAAATAAAGTTTCTTGAACTGTGTTGCACAAACACAGATAATTTAACCTGGTTAATTTCCTAAGATAGTAGCTATAATAGCGTGTATTTGCACGTTATTTTGCAAATAATATCGTTTAAGTATTGTATTTACAAAATAAAGCACTATATTTGCATTGTGTTTAACAGACACACTTAGTGCAACAATCTTAAAACAACCAGAATTATGACAATCGGAGACAACCATTTCACCACAGCCGTGAAAATCATTTCCTCATTCAAATCTCAGTGCACCGTTAGTTTCAACGTGCCAATCAATGACAACTACAGCAACGTTTATCCTATCCTGATTAAGCAGTGTGCTCCAGGTCTCGTGAACGAGCTGCTGGCAAACGGATTCGTTATCGGTGTGTGCGAGAAAGGAGCCTACGTGGAGAGGTACTAACAGATCATTCATTATTAACCCAAATACAGTGCAACGTATGATTAGAGTTACATTCTACAAGCCAAAGACAGATGGCACAGGTACCCTGGAGAAAGTTATCCTGGACGTACCAACAGACAACCTCCAGGAGGCTTACTCAGCAGCTTGCGAGGCTGGACACGATCCATTCAAGAACATTCGCTGGGAGAGCATTCCTGATGACGAACTGCAAGCTGAGGCAATTACCCCAGACGATCAGATTATCAGTGTTATCCCAGGCAACGGAAAGAAATTCACATTCCCTGAGCTTTATAAGATCATAGACTGTGAGCTGGTTGAGCTTATCTATGTTCCGAACACAAACACCGTTATTATTCTTGACGAGGAGGGCAAGCTGAAAGACCTGGAACTAAACCCTATTGCCACAGCAGCAGCCAGGGAACTGGGAGCAATCAGATTATCGGATTATCTCGTGGGTACCGTCCTGTTCTGTCCGTCTCAGCTCCTGGAGGATTAGCT